CTATCTGTTCCCATTCCGATCCTCATAATTAGCAATCAGGCCCTCAATGTATGACTTAGCACGATCAATGACACGTGCTCGCTCTTCATCTGGTAAACCTGAAATGTCTATTCCCCAATGTGCTGCCATTAATACTGGTTCATCAGTCATCATCGTTTTTGAAACTTGACTTGGTTCTTCAACAAGATCTGATTTTGCAATTTTAAAATATTCGGCCATGGCCTCGATCTTATCAATTCTTGGATATGTTTTACCATTTGACCAATCCGAAATTGTTGCTGTTGATACGCCAATTATTTCGGCCAAATGTGCTGCTGTTATCTCATTTTGTTTAATATAACGTTTAATGTTTCGGCCCATCGTGGCCTTTCCTTCGGATGATGCCATTGTATTCACCTTTTCTGTTATAAATTTATATTATTATAGTTTTTATTATAAAGGTAAACTTAACTAACTGCAAGGTTTAACCTAATGATACTTCATTAAGCATTTTATTTCTATTGCTAATACGAATCTATTGGTTTATAATTGTTATTTGTTATGGACCTGTAGTGTAATGGATATCACGTTGGATTCCGGTTCCGGAGATGAGGGTTCGATTCCCCCCAGGTCCATTTTATAGATGCTATAAACGTTGATATAAAGGCATTCACATTGTGCCTAGTGGCAAATTAGTGGCAAATCTGTTTTTGGTTTGTCAGTTAATAATTTGAGCCTGTTGAACGATTATTAATTTAGTCGCTCAATAGGCTTTTTGTTTATCAATACAATTTGATTGGTTTACCATCTGCTTATATATAGGTAGACAACACAAAAAAAGCCCCACCAGACAGAGCGACGAACTCTACCTAGTGGGGGGTTTTTAAATTATCATTGATTAGGAATGCTAAAATCGTACGCCGGATCAAACATCATTTGTAATCCGCCTTTAATCCAATCTTTGGGTAAAGCCCTATCTCTCTTTAAATTAGGCTTATCAGATTCACTTTTTATATATTTTGCCGGCTCATCTATAACTAATACATATCCTTTGGTTTCAAAAACACTAACAGTATCAACCAGTATAGTAACAATCAAACCAATTTGTCTGTCAAAATAAAACAACTCCATTAAAAGTAATTGATAGAATCTTTTATATTGCCCTTGCTTTAAAAAATTAAGCATTGTTTTAAAATCATATTTAGAAATAATCATCAAAATTTTAAACGAGTCATAACTGCCAATTGTGACCTTACTCTCTGTTTTTAGCATATTAATATTAATTTGTTCTTTTATAGACATAAACCTAGACAAAAAAGTTATAATCAATGTGATTAATAATATTATGATCATTACCATAATTTACTTCCTATCCTTTTTCTTTTTTTGCTTATGATCTGTCGGTACCTTTTGCCTGGTAGTAGCTCTCAAGGTAGAAATTATTCTTTTACCATATGTACCGTTTAGTCCACCATTATTTTCAATGTTTTCTGAAAGGCTATCTACAATCTCTGGAAAATTTTTATAAAGTTCATCAACTAGACTATTAAGTGTTACTTGAACCTCATCAAATGAAAGGGACTTACCTCTTGTGTACAAAGTAAAAGTAATTGTTATAAGAGCACCTAATATGGCAAATAAAAATTGAAATATTGGACTCAAAAAATGGAAACCCATATCACCGAAAATCACTATTGCCATTATTAATGTTGCATACGCATAGACGTTAATCCAATGTTGTAACTTTTTACCAAATTGTGGATCATATCTATTATTTCTTTGCACAAAAAAATTTGAAACTAAAAACATAAGAATTGTTAAATCAAAATCAGATGGCTGTTTTGCTGATACATTGATGAACGTATTATACATTAAAACAAGAGCCGTAAATACAGTATACATAGTTTTAAAATCATCAATGCTCATTTCACTTCTTAAAGGCTTATCCATAATAGAATTATTATTACTCACAACAAGTTCCCGCTCACTATAAAATTTCGTTATAACATAATATTATCATATTATTTAAAATAGCAAGTGAAAAAATAAAAATCAGTAACATATTTATAAGTAGTATTATACACCATACTTATTACTATTGCTTAAAAAAGCCCCACCAGTTGTAATGACCAGTGGGGCTTTTAACTTGATAAATGTCTTTTTATGCACATAATTATTATGATTAATTCCTTTAGGAGAAAAGGTATCAAGTCAAATAAATTATAATTTATTTATAGTTTATTTACAACTAGATTCATTTATAAAGTGGTCTAAATCAACCAGTTTAACAAGTTATGTGAATATCTTTATTTAGCTAACAGTGATTTAGCACTATACCAAATCATACCATAATCACCTTCTTTGATACCTGCTCCATTCGAATTGTTGTCGTATTTATCAATCGTTCCATAGTCATAACCACGCATAAATTTTACGTTATCACCTACTTGTGTAGCACGATAATTACCACGAGTTAAGTTGTCTAGCATAGTTAGTGGAATACCATTAGCAGTCCACTTAGCATCTTTACCGCCTGCAAAGTTGTAGTTGATAGCTTGCCACATGCCGTTAACATAAGCAATCTTATCTACACGGAAACCTTTATAAGCTGTAAAGCGATTACCAGCATTCTTAAACTTCTTGATTGCAGAAGTATCATGATTTACAGCAGGTTTAATAGGTTTAGTTGGTGTCACATTAGGTACAATAGCATCCTTATCAGTACCTGCTGTAAAGAAGTCATCATATAAAATGTTTGCATCAAATACTCCCAATGAGCTTGCAAAAGTTTGCTTGCTTGTCCATTGCCAAGCATGTTCAGTTGAATAATGCTTCATGTCAGCAGTTGGTACATATGGATATTGAGCAATCCATGCTTTTTCACCGTCTGGCGACACTGAAATGGCTGAACCACCTGTATACGTCGTTGAACGATAACCACCATAACGGGCTACTTCGTTTTCAAACGCACGGGCAACGGGTTGCATAGACCGCCCCATAGCAATTTGATTTTGATTTTCAATATCCACTGCTAATACTGCACCGACAGGTAATCCATCAGCTTTGGCCATGTTGACTGCGTATTGTGCTTCTTGAACGGCACCAGCCACCGTTGTTGATCGTAAATAATGGTACCCGTTGATATAAACACCTGCTTGTTGTGCAGCTGCAATGTTTCCTTTAGCAGTCCAATCGTGGAAACCAACACCCTCACTAATTTTTGTGGTAATGGCTTTAAGTCCGTAGTTATTACGCATGTAAGTGAATTCTGGTGACGTCATGGCTCCATTATGATTAGAAACATCAATCATGTCTACACGTGGCGTATCAGCATGTACGTTTGTTTCACCAATACCACCTAATACAAAAACTGTACCTAAGGCAACCAAGGTTGTTTTTAATTTATTCATTGGTCATTCCTTTCAATTGCTTAACTGCCAGTTCAATAGCAGTATCAAGTTGCTTAGCATCAAATTTGAAACCTAGTTTGTTTGCGTTCAAACGATCAGCTAGAAAATTTAAAGCCACTTGCTTCTTTTTATCTGACCCTTGTATGTGTATTTCTGCGTATTGAGTGGCTTGTAACGCCCACTGTTCTAGCAACAACAAGTTCTTATTTTTTGTGTGGGCAATAAAAAAACGACTAGCTGCGTATGCAACTGCCGTTAATATGCCTGTATTCCAGAGAAATAAAATAATCTCTCCAATTGTTTTTAGATTCACTTTTAATCACCTTTTTTATCGTGATATGCACGCCAATCTTCGAGTATACTGGTACGCCGATCTAAGTTATCGATGCGCTGGTCAACTGACCCAATTGTGTTTTTTAATTCTTTCATTGTCTCATTCAGCATGTCGAATGATTTAACGAACGTTAATTTAATAACCACCCAAACCGCACCACTAATTGATGTTAGTACAGTAAGCCACCCGATTAAGTCGTGCGGCATAAAGTTTTTCATTACTACTCCTTTGGTGTTTGTACATCAAGTTCTGCTTGTTTAGTGTCTGCTGCATCGAAAACAGCATTTTGAAACTCAACTAGCGCTGAACGAAACGCCTTAACGTTCGCTAAATACATATCTTGATTAGAAATATAGTAATTAATTGAAGGAACTGCTTGTGCATCAACACTACCCGTGAAGTTCACGTAAGTTGCTTCATTTGCGTCTCGTAGTTGTGCGTCAAATGTTGTTGATTGATTAATTTTCATGATGAATATCCTCGTTTTCTTTTGCTTGTAATTGTTGTTGTAACTGTGCATTTTCCGCTTGTGCGGTTGCTAATTTAACGTTTAATGTAGCAATTTCTACTGCTAAATTATTAATTATTTGGTCTTTCACTTTGAAGCTCCTTTACTTGTGCTGATAACTCTTGAACTGCCTTTGCAACGACTGAAACGAAGCTATATAAATCAACACCAGTGTTAGTTTTATCCAAAATTCTTTCGTCTGCTTCATCAGCAATAACACCAATTTCATTCTCGCTATTCTTTATATAACTTCTAATATTTAGTCCATTCACTAAGTCCAAAGCATCGTCATTAAATTCATTAATTTCTGATTTATATTTTCGTTCAGAACTTGTAACAAACTTACTTGCTTTAATGTCTTGGAATCCATTTCTATCTCGATTAACAACTTGAACTTGACCTGAAGCGTATGGAGATAGATATAAATTACCGGTTGATACGGATTCATCAATTGCTAAGATTTGATTACCGTAAAAACGAATACCCAAACCAGTACCTGCATTATGCGGATTTTTGTAGTAGTTCAAAGAACCTTGCATATTACTATCAATATTGTCAGCGTAACCGAGTAATTCGAATTGTGCACGCTTTGTGGGTACATCATATTGACCTTTTGACGACAATTGTAAATGGTCGTCCTGATTGTTGATTATCAACCCAGTATCAACAGTAGTTAAGTGTCCAGTATTTCCGTACAGTACACTCGAATTTAACGTGTTAATGTTTCCAGTAATGAAGTTAGCGATATTTCCAGAAATCTTAGAAACATCAACATTGATAATCTGTGCTGAACCAATTGCTGCCTTACCAATCTGCGCTGTACCAATTGAAGCGTCTTTAATAACAGAACCATCAATAAACGCTTTACCGTTAATTGTTGTATCAGAATTGATAACTAGCTTTTTACCTTGAATCACCGTCCCTGACGTATCTCCGTTAATACCTGAAATAATCTTTCCAGAATTATCTGCAATACCTAATGCCCAGTTATCTTTAAACAGTTCTAATACTGTACTCGTGTTTATTCCAGAGTAAGACCCCGGCATATAAATTGGAACGCTATCACTAAACACCAACATAGGTTGAGCAATCAATAACATCCCAACTGTTTGACTCCAAAATGAGTAGCGAAGTTCAACGGCATCTTGTGGTATTTCAACATTTTCAATCTTTAATAACGAATATCCCGTTGATACACTGACTGAACGCAAAATTGTTCTTTTGCCAGTTGCATCATAACTATCCAATGTAAACGTCCATTCACCACTATCTTCTCGCGCATAAACACTTGCAGAAACTGAACCGCCAACCATGAAATTACTAATTTTTTGGCTATATTGTCCCCAACCAGTATCAGCACTGTGCGTTATATTCAAAACATTTGAGCCCATTTTTTTCGTACTCTTGTTCACAGCGACATAGCTAATAGAGTTGTTTCCCGACCAGCCTTGCAAATCTGGTGTAAATTCCGTATTCAACAGCTTATTAGGCATTGAGACACTAGCCATTAATTTGTCAGCCGATTGACTTATTGCTGTTTCATAACCAGTCGTAAGACTTGATACACGTTGATCTATCAAGTTAGCCATATCAGTTCTAACCGACTTATCGCCATTGGCTCTGTCAGTCATTTCAGTTGCCACTTGCTTAGCGGTTGCTGTAATTTGTGCCTGCAAGTCGTTTTTATTATCATTAACAGTTGTCTGCAAACCTTTGGCAGTTGTAATAGCAGTTGTCGCATCTTTCTGTGCTTGAACTGCCACTGTTTGCCCATTGTTCGCCAAGTCCCATGTTGCTGAAAGACCTTTGCTAGGGTCATTAACTAGTCCATGAATACCATTAATATCAAGTTCTAGTGCTGTTACACGGGCATTATTATTGTAATTACCTTGAACATAATCTCCGACTGTTGATTGATAAACAAACATTGGTTTCGTAAGAAATGCCAAATAACCTTCACGAATAGCAAAAGTTACTTCAACAAAACGTGCTTCATCTGGAATAGATATGTTTTCAAACTTTTGTAAAGTCATTGAGCTACTACTATTCCAGTTTTTAGCAACATCAGTTAATTTAGTCATGCTTGCGTCATACGAACGAATATGAGTGCTTCCATATAAATCAGTACCTTGTTCAATTCTAGACCACCAGCTTACCGACACAACACGATTTCTCCCAGATGTGGCAAAAGGAATTGTTTGCTTAATTGATGAATACTTTTTATCGGTTTGATTACGTGTATCAAACGTCAACATATTTGAACCTTGGAAAATATATTGCCTATAAGGTTTCAATGTACCTGCCCATGTTTCGCTCATATCCCAGCCTTGCATGTCGGGCGTGAACTCAGTATTAAACAACTGATTAACTTGTCCCTGCGCATTGGCTTTCGCCTGCAATTCAGTTACTGAATCAGAAATCTTATCAACTGTGATTTTTTGATTGGCAATCTTAGTATTCACATCTTTTGTTGTTGCATCGAAATCAGTTTGCGAAACCTTTAGGTCAATTGCTTTTGCATTAGCTGTGATATTAGCAGTGTTAGCTGATACCTTGCTATCATTTGATTTCTTGTAGTTGGCAACGTCTGTTGTAACTGAATCTGCAGTTGCTTTAATTTGACCATATTTTGTTGTTAAGTCGCCAGTTGTAGTATCAAAATCAGATTGAGAAACCTTGCCTGATAGCTCATTTTGAGTGGCTGTTATATCAGCTTGTGCTTTTGAAATGTCTTTACCTAGTGTTGTTTTAGCATCAGCTAAGGCTTGATTAGCACTAGTTAGTGTTGAATTAGCTTGTTCTTTAGCATTAGCAACCGCCTTACTATAAATATCATCAGAATATTTGTTAGCGGTCGTGAGCATATCATCAGCCTTTTGACTAAGTTCATCTCGGTCTTTTTGTGCATCAGCAAGTGATGTATCAACTAATTCTTTGAAATCAGCAACATCTTGTGCTTGCTTCTCGTTCAATTCATCAGTGTATTTGTTGGCTGTTGAGATAGCTTCTTCAACACCTGCAGCAATCTGCTCACCAGTATCAGGGTCTAAGCGCTTTACCCACTTAAACGAGCCATCGGGCATTTTGGTGTAAACATACATCGCTTGGCCGTCACCAATTTGAACAAATGCTAAATCTCCTTCGTTACCTTGAAAAGCATTCATCTCGTCGACACTATCAAACCAGTAATTTGTATTCTTACCAGTAGATGAAATAACAGCTTGAATTGCTGACTCTTTAGCAGCTTGCGCATTATCGTAAGCGCTTTGTACTTTCTGACTTAAACTTGCATTGGTATCTTGATACTTCTTGGCGACGCCAACATCGCCACATGTAACTGTGTAAGAAATTCGTGTGCCATCTTCTGCGAACTCGTCATCTACACTGATAATACGTATCCTTTGCTTGAAATCTAAATTTTCATCAACTGCTAGCAACCAATCACCAACGTTTGCCATTTTGTATGGGTAACCTGCAGCAGTTAGATCATACAATGACAACTTAACTGAAACAGCAAAGCTTCCGTCTACTTTGTCTTTAACCGCTTGTAGCAAGTTATCTTTAACGGTATAGCGTTGGTCATCAACTGGTTCTGCATGTAGCTTACCGAAAGCCTTAGCTAGTGAACTTTTATAAGTAACATGTAGCCTTGGTCCTTTCTGGTTTTCTTGGTCTTCATAAGCACCAAAGCCTTCAGCGTACGTTGCGAAGTTAGCGTTATCGTTTTCCAGTGTCATATCTGACAGGTTAAAACCATGTCTTACAATAGTAGATAAATCACTACCAACGTTTTTGAAAATTGAAATAAGCGTGCCGTTAATCTCAAATTCAGCACCTATAGAACTGATTATATCGTTGAACAAACTTAGCTTATTCTTCATACCCCAGTTTTCTTTTTCAAACGCCTTAGGGTCGAAATTCAAAGCATAAGTGTAGCCAGTATCTTTAAAGATTTCATCTAAATAAAATCTAGCAACATGACTACTTGAATAGGTGGCATAAAGTACACTCTTTGTCATATCCCAAAAGAATTTATGAATCGCATCAATTTCAACGGTATTATCATTGTCGTTGCGTTCAAAGTAAGTAACCACGTAAGGCTCATTATCGAACTCTAATGACCAACCTTTATCGATCTTATTTAGTACATCATCCCCTTTTGTAATTGTTGCTGATAGTGATTTCTCGCCATTCAATGCACTCTTGCGCTTAACCGAACCGACTGCAAGGAACACATCACCATTGATATTTTTAAATTTAATCATAAGTAAAGCTCCTTATAATTGTGTATTTCAATCGTGCCTTTTACTGAACACGTAACGCTGTTACCGTTGAATGGATCTAGCACAAAATATTCAGCGTTTGTATCGTCATTAACATTTAAGCTATTTTTCAAATTATAAACACCTCCTATCTTGAATGTATCTCCAACAGCGACAGGACCACGGTAAGTCCAGGTACGATTGCCGATTTTAAGGGTTAGATTAGTTGCTACTTCATCCGATTTGAATTGCACATAAAAAGGCACTTCAAGCTGAGATGCCTGTACAGTGCCTTGATATGTGATTTCATCAGTAATAGTAGCTGTCTTTGGTTTAGTCTCACCAAATGGTAAAACAGCCGTTACGAAGTTAATGCTCAATTTGTACAGTTGTTTACCACCGATTAGCCCTTGGAACTCTGGTTGGAAAGTATCTTCTAAAATTACATAGAAACGCTTAATACTTTCCTTTTCATTTGACTGACCTAGCTTGTTGCCCTTGGTCTGGCCAGGACGTTCAAAATCATACATCTCATCATCCGAATAAATCGGTGTGATGTAAAACGGGTTCGCACTGTTGAACAACTGGTACAGCTGATTGCGTTTTAACTCGTAATCAGATTGGCTAGTTGCCGTTAAATATCCTGTGTACGTTAGTTTCTTTTCGTCGTAATCATTACCAAAACTTAACTTTCCGTTACGTCCTTTAAACGATAGCGTGTTTGGTGTCAAACTAGGCATACTCTCATCAATGTCAGTAGTAAGGATGTTCTTACTACTTAATTTGACGTTAAGACTGCCATCGTTAACTAATAAGTCCATATTACATACCTCCATTCATGAATTGTGTCATAGATTGACGACGTGCATTTTTGCTATTAACAGTTGTCGTAATCTTATCGCCTACAATCTCGTTATAAACTTCAAAGATAGGTGATTGTACTGCTTGCTCTTTAACATCATCGTCAAGTGCCTCAAGTCCGCCGTTAATCTTGCCTGCAACTGCTAAACTGCTTGCAGTCAAACGTGCATTGGCTTCATACTTTTGGTCATCAAATTGATCTGCAATCGCACTGGCATATCCAACAACATCACGTTGAACACTTGCAAAGTTGGCATTCAACGACTTTCCAAAGCCACCCATGATTGCTTGACCAGCAGGAATAAGCAAGCGTCTATCGTAACTAATTGGTCCTTTGTGGGCTTTGATCCAACCCGCAATGCCGCTGACAAAATTTTTAACACTTCCCCAAGCCGATTGCAAACCACCTAGAAAACTGTTCATGATAGCTGAACCAGCTCCATGCAAGCTAATTCCTGACGCACCAGCTTTAACACTATTACCAGCACCTTTACCAGATTCTCTAGCTTTACCAAATCCATCTCTAATACCTTGAACAAACATACTTAATAGCTTATGCCCTGAACCAAGCACTTGTCCCAAAGCATTACCAACACCATAAACGAACTTTTCAACTGCTTGAACAGCTATTGAAGTAAGTCTTGGTATTGCATTGACTATTCCCATAACGAATTTAGCCAATAAATTAACTCCAGCATTTATAATTTTTCCCAAATTATTAGCAATTCCATTGATAAACTTTACAACAACATTCACAGCTGCACTAACAACTTTTCCAATATTATTGGCAACTCCATTTAATAAACTAACTATAAAATTAGCACCAGCTTTAATAAATTTTGGTAACGAATCTGTTAATGAATTAATGATTGAAACAACCATATTAGTGAAAGCCGCAATTAAGCGTGGCGCATTATTTGCGACAGCATTCATCATATTAACTAATAAATTTGTAATCGCTGTAACAATTTGTGGTGCATATGTTGCGATTGTATTGACAATACCAATGAACAGTTGAACGAATTTAGCTGCGATTTGTGGCGCATAGGTTACAACAGTCGTCATGATACCTAGTACCATTTGCATGAATTGCGCTGCGATCATAGGCACATAAGTTACTGCTTGCGTCATGATTTGGCTAAGCATTGCGAAAAACGCTAAGGTAATTTGTGGAACTGCCGTCAATACTGAAACAACAAAACCAGTGATCATTGCAGCAAAACCCACACCTAATGCTGACATAACTGGAACAATTGCCGTCATGTTGTTTGACAATAACAAAATCGCTTGCGCTGCAAGATTAATACCTGCACCAAACGCTAATACACCCACACCGATAGCTAATATTGATGCACCGAACACACCAATACCAACAGCACTAGCTGTTAAAGTTGGGCCTAACAATGCAAATGCTCCGGCAACTGCAATGACAGCTCCCGCCATAGCAACGATAACAACCAGCCCTGCATTACCTGTACTAGCTAATTTAGTAAAACCTAATGCCATTAATCCAATACCAGCAGCGGCTGCTCCTACACCAACGCCAATTTCAAGAATTGCAGTAGCGATCCCCATCATTTTAGGGCTAGCACCCTTAGCACTTGTCCCGAGCCCACTCACACCTTCTTTAGCTCTTGATAAAGGACTTTTTACGCTGTCTGTTGCTTTTTTAGCTATGTCCAATCCCTTTTTAAACTTAGAAAAGCCAGCGATTACAATGCCCAGCCCTGCACCACCTCCCAATACTCCTAACGCTGTTTTTAACCCATTCATAGCACTAGTGCTTTGCGGTATTTTACCAGCTAACTCGCCTATTTTCCCAGCAAGTTTATTTACGAAATCATGAAAAGGTTTGATATTTGTATACGCTTCATAAAAAGCTGTTGCTAATAATAAAATCATTGAAAGTATTGGGTGCCGTGCGACTGCTCCGAAAGCAGATGCCACACCATTTACTGCCTTACTAATTGCCGTAGCACCAACACTAGCAGCAATAAATCCACCACCTAAACCAGCAATTAGAGGTGCTAAGTTTTTAACCACTGGATAGAGTGCCTTGAATACACCAACTACTACCGGCATTGAAGCTTGTACAACTGCATTAATTGATTTGAAAGCACTTTTTATACCGACTTTAGCTTGGTCAAATATCTTTGCAATACCGCCAGTACCAGCCTTTTTTAGGCCATTATCAACTGATGTCAACATATCAGCCATTCCGTTGGTAACAGCGTTTCGCATGTTGGTAAATGAAGTTCCTATACCACCTGTGGCGCTACGAGCCGTCTTGGCAAAGCCTCTAGCACCGCCGTCTAGCTTAACAAAACGATCATTTAACTCGTCCATGGTAATCTCACCACTTTGCAGCTTTGCATACAAGTCACGTTCAGCACTTTTACCAGTCAAACCGAACGATTTGGCAACCTTAGTTAAGGCATACGGCATAGTTTCTTGTAACGTGCGCCAACTTTGCATATCAACTTTTCCAGTTGCTAACATTTGTGAATACTGTTGTACACCACGAGAAGCATCACCAGCGCTTGCACCGGAAGCAAGGAACGCATCATTTAATGCAGTCGCTGTCTTAGCACCCTTTGAAGCGTTCTTTTCCAAAATAGCAAAGCTTTGTGCACTTTGTGTTAGGTCTTGTAGAGACGTTGGCAAACCGTCAACACCTTTTTTAAGAATACCAACTGATTTATTTGTATCCTTAGTGCTGTATCCCATTTGTTTCATGACTTTCGGATAAGCATTTAATGTATCGAAACGAGCAACAGCACTACCAACGCTTTCACGCAATATTCCAATACCTTTCGATACCAAAGCAACTGCCCCAACACCTTTTGCGATACTCATCGCACTAGATGTCATTTTTGATAACTTGCCAGTTGCCCCAACAGTTTGATTTGAAACGCCACTCATTGCTGATTTGCTAGAACTAGAAATAGTTCTCATTGCCGATTGATATCCTGATATATCAGCCCCAATATGCGCAATAACTGAACCAATACCTGCCATATTTAACTCCTTTCTCCGAATGCAGCAGCGAGCTTGTTGTACAACTCAATACGCTTCTCATTAACGGTTTGTTTGTTTTGGGCATTGCCATCTGCATAAGCTTCTTCAAGTAGCCGTTCTTCCTTTGCCCTATCGAATACCTTTTTAAACTTAGGTTTCTTAGCATTTGAGAAGTAAGCGATACTATTGGCTAACACTGCTAAACGTTCTCGTTCGTCAATGTAGCCTGCTTGAATGCCTTTCAACACAGAGTCTAATTCCCACTTGTATAAAGAAATCGCCCAATCAATATCATAGATACCAAAACGGGCGCAGGTTTCAATTAAAGATTGTCGTTCAATGACTTCAACATAGCCTTGATGATCGGTAGGTTGTCGGCTACCGTTTCGTCCGTCTTGGCTTTCTCTTCCATCACTGGTAAGTTGTCCTCGATTTTGTTCTTGTAAGACGTGATTGTTTTCATGAAAAAACCGCTTTGCTTCAACTCATCTTTCAACTCTGTCAAAACTTCATCAATCTTTTCACCACCATCTGTGATTTCATCAACTGCTTCAAACAGCTTATCTTCATTGGCAGTTTTACCAAAGTTACCAGCCACCTTGATAATATCCGGAATAACCGTGACATCATTATCAATCAAACGTAGAAATAACATCACTGCACCATTTCCTTGGTTAACGCCATTCTCAACAGAACTAAATTCACTATTTGCTTTAAATAGCGCCTTAAAATTGAACTTTAATTCACTCATCTTGCCATTGATTGTTACTTGCATTGCTAAACTCCTTTATGTATGCGGGCAAAAGCCCTGTTATTCAACGTTAATTTGCGCCATGTGGGCGTCTGTTGTTATTGATTTGATACTCGGTTTATTTACTCGCTCCAGGTTCACCAGTCGTCTCACCAGGGCGTTCAAACTTAGCTACTTCTTCAAGTGTTGCTAGTTGTTCATCAGTCAATGGGAATGTACCATCTACTAACTTACCCGTAATGTTCAAAGTGTAGTTTGCTTCAACCAAATCATCTCCATCAGACATATCTAACTCATCAACTGTTCCATACCCAAATTCAGCTGGGAATACTTGATGGGTCGTTTCTCCGTCTTGCTCTTCCGTTGCGTAGCGCTTATCAGCAACCACACGCCAAACCTTAACTGATTTACCGTTGTGCTTAGCGTCCTTAATAATGTCTACTGATTTGTCACCTGGGGCAACATAAGTTGTCAATTCGATTGAGTCTTCATTTGTTGATGGCATAACAATACGCCCAAACTTTGTTTGCTCATCAATTGAGTCACCGCCATAATCGGTCTCTCCTTCTGTTTGCCATGCTGGTAAGATTGCCTTACTACCAACTGGCGCATCAATTGATTGAATGAAGTACCAAATACTCTTCGCTAATGTTGGCTTAGCTGTTACTGTTTCAACACCGTTATCTACATATGCCATATTATTTCTCTCCTATAAATATGCGGACACTAAAAAAATCACATGGAATACATCTCTGCCTACCGAATCGTCGGTAATGGTGTTTGATGTTACTCGTGTGATTTGTTGTGTACTGTTATAAATTAGTCTTTTTATTTCATAGATTGCATCTTCTAGCTCTGCTCGATTGTCGATAGCATAGAATAAATCAATCTGTAATTCTGTTGTTGTGACCTTGCCAATTTTCCCTGACTGGCTATCATCTTCAAAATGTGTGCCAATTACGATAAATGGCTCTGGCACTGTTTCATCTGGCAACCTTGATTTAATCGGAATACCAGTGACCTTTAAATTGTCCCTAATTGTTGCAATTAGGCTCATCATTGGGCTCATAGCAACCCTTTCTTTATTAAGTTGTCTAGCTTCTGATAAATGAACGGTTGTTCCTGATTAAGCGCAGGTCTCATATAAGGATGTGCTGCCATTTTTCGTGTACCAAATTCGTTGTAAAATGAATATTCAGCTAACGATGTGACGTCGGCACTTAGCTCACCCGTCTTTTCTGCTGTGATATGTTGTTTCAAGTAACCAGTATCAACTGGTGCATTTGCTTTAGCACGTTTTTCAACACGTAATGCTGTATTTTGAATGATATTGCTAGCTTCTGATCTAACGTTTGCAGGTTGTTTTTCGATACGCTTTAACAAATCATCTAAACCGTCAAATTTAATTACGATGCCTTTTCCCATAACTACACCGCCTGAACTATGATGACCGTATTCTTACGTGCCTGTAAAACAGCCTGTGGCTTGCGCTTAACGTCATCAATCAAGACATAATCTACTTGTGACAACTTAGTTTTAAAATGCACAGCAAGCGCATTAGACGTGTATTTGCCGAACACATTCATATTCATTTGTGTTGACACACCAGTAATGCGACATGCTAGCCAATCAGAAGTTGTGGATGTCGTATCACCCCACTCATCATCTTCAGTCGTTGTAACGATTTTAACGCGATCATTGTATCTCATTAGTAAAACCTCGCTACACCATTGCCACCAATCATTTTGCGGTGCTTATCTAAATAGATAATGTACTCGGCTAGGTCGTCAGTGTCCCACGTTGCTGTTACGTCACTTTCAGTTGATGACTTTTTACCCTCATCACCAATACGATTATATCGACGTACAACAAGCTCTCTGACTATCCATAATAAATCAGCAGGTACGTTTTTCAACACACCACCGTCTTGGTTCATATAGCTAAGTAAACGTGATTCGGTTTCTTCCTTAATCAATTCCAATAAATCATCTTGTTTATCATCTTCAATCAGCAACAACAACTTAATTTTCATTAAATCATCCATATGCATCTCCTAATGGGCTTTTCACCCCATTTGAACAGGTAAGCTGTTGTCTATTCACCATCCGGTGGTGTTTCTGGTTCAGTAGGTGCAACTGGTGTTGCTTTAACCACTGCTGACTTAGGTGACTCACCGGCACCGTTTGTAACCGTAGCTTGCACTTGATATTCAGTACCGTTCGTTAGTCCTGAAATCGTACCAGCTTCGCCCGGTTTTAAGTCCATTGTCTTTGCTGTCGTACCGTCAGTGTAATAAATCTTGCCTGACTTGATTGCTGAACCGGTATTTGTACCAGCAACAATCTTTACGAACAACTTTGTATCATCAGCCGTTACTTGAACAGTTGGTGCGCCTGGTTTTGTGTCTTTGGTACTAAATTCAGCTTTTTCTGGATCGCCACCAGTAACATAATAAACATCATAAGTGATATTTGAATTAGGTTTTAAACCAGTGAACTTCAAGTTAGTCGTGCTATCTTCTTGTGGCTCTTCCGTGTGAGCAACTTCTTTGCCGTCACTCAATACTTTAAAAGTATCTGCCATGTTACCTCCTTACTTTACGTTGATTGTGGCTGTCGTAGCCGTGGTGTCAACACTATTAATAGTTGGCTTTGGCGGTACGACTACCCCTTTAAAGACACTGACACGCCGTCTTTTTGTTGTTCCTTGATGAACAAATCATGGTACAAACGGTTTTGGTATAGGTAGCCATCACCTTGAGTGTGTTGTCCTGGCGCAAATAAGAAGATTGCATTCTCCTTAACAACAGGAATAACAGCTTGCTTAGCAACTAGGATGAAGTTGATGCCTGCTGCATCTCCTGCAGGTACATAACCATCAGAAAAATCATAAGCAGACTTGAAACGTGTATCATCCCAAACTTCTACTAATTGCACACCGTCAATTGATGTTACACGAGATTCTAATGCAGTTTGTCCTACATTTTGATTAGTAATTGAACGTGTGAACTCCTTTGAGCGTTCCAAGAAGTCCATTACTTCTGATGATACGAAACCGATGATATTTTGCGCACCGAACTTACGTACCGGTAACAAGGCAGCCTTTAATTTCGTGTACACATTATCAACCGTCAATGTTTCAGTAGTTGAGTGTCCCGCTCCTTTTGCCAATGTTGAGAAACGGTATGCATCAATTTCGGGTTGTACATGATCTTGAATAAACACCTTTGAGATGTTACCAACTGCCAAATCTTGGTTAGTTTCATCAACATCTTGTGTATCAACATAGAACTCAATGTCACGGTCTTGACCCATAGTGTAGACTTCCTTTTCGTTCTCTGCTGATCCAGCATTAAATCCCTTATTACGAGTATGTGGCTTCAATCCTGAAGTTGATAGTGTTGTTAATGTAAATGAACGTCCACCATTAACTAATTGCACATCAGGTACTCCCAATGCAGCTGTCAATAGTCCTTGATTAATTTTTTGGTCGAATAAACCATCGTCTTTTGTAATGTAATTAAATGCCATGTTTGTATCTCCTTTATAGTCCTAAAGCATCTTTCAATGAGTTTCCTTCTGCAGTCTCTCCTGCTTTTGGCGTATCGCCTCTCATCTTTTCAGTTACACTTGCTTCTACTGCTTTATCGAATTGCGATTTCAAAGCAGCAATATTGTTTTTAGTCGTTTCAGCATCATCAGCCATAACCATATCGACAAAATCAACAGACAAGCCGTTATCTTCCAATTGGTGGCGTGCCTCATAGCGATATTCACGCATATTAAGTTCTTTTTCACGCTTGTTCATAGCCTCTTGCTTAGCTTTATCTTCCTCGGCTTTTCGTTCAGCAGCCGACATCTTAGCAAGTTGTTCAGCCTTTGAAATCTCTGCTTGCTTTTCTTCATCCCACTTTTGCTTTGCTGTTTCCAAAGCCTTTGATGTGTGCTTATCCAGCATAGAGTCTAACTCACTTTGCGTGTAAGTTTTACCTTCTGGCTCTTTAGGTTCTTGCTCTTGATCTAGTTCAACATCTTGGTTTTCATCTGCCATAATAATCACTCCTTTTAGTCCATATACGCTTATTGCTCATCAATGCCCCATGCACGAATTAACCCACACACGACTAAGCAACAGCCCATATACGCTTTGTTCAAACAGTTTATTGACTTATTTAGGTCAAATTAAAAACACCGACAACTTAATGTCAGTGCTTACAACTCAATATCAAAATGTTTATTACTTTGTTTTTTGTAAGTATCTAGGTACAATTCTTTTTTATCCCCGTTATATGTAGCTTCGTAATACAAGCCCTTTGCTTCAGGAACGTTACTAGAAAATAACCCTTTAATATTTTGCAACGTCTTGCTCAACCAAACCACATACACTTCTTCTTTGTTACACCCTAATCTTTCAGCAATCTTTTCCTGTGCAAACTCAATAAATTTCTTATCCATAATAATCCTCCTATTCTGCTAAATCATCTATCATATCTGGATCTAAGTATTTGTTGTACTTCGTTAAGCCTTTGGTTGACGGCACTATTGTACTTCTGCAATTAGGGTGCATCGCTGGTGCGTTTGTTCCTGGTTGGAAGTCTTTAAGTTTAAATGTCTCGCCGTTCATTTCACGACAAATCGTAGAGGTACGATTATCAAGCACTGCCATAAACTCATATTCTTCAACGCCCATCTCTTCATAGCGTTTAGCTGTTGTTGAATTAGCAACATAGGTGCTTTCAGTTCGAACTAAGCGTTCTGTGTTGGCTCTTGTGCTATCAAATATCTTTCGCAATCGTCTAGCCGTAACAACTGGGTTATTGCCGTTAATCGCCGACTTAACTAACTCATCTTTCAATTTATTAGCTAGTGCATCATTGTTGCGCCAAATTCTTGATGAGTAGTTAGCACCGCTCCACTCCATATTAAGAATGTTTTCAATTTCACGGTTATTTAGTGTTTTGATTGCATTACCTGCAACTAGTGCACCATAAACATAAGCGCTCTCACTCTTCAAATAATCAGTGAATGACCCAACTTGTTCGTTGCTAGCTTGCAACATGCGAAACTCAATCTCCAACTTCAACAATTCCAATCGACTAATTTTTGATGACATATATTGCGCATTCAGCCGTCTAAGCAATTCCGGGTTCTTCTTATTCGCTTTGTGATAAGCATTAGCCCGCTTAACATAATCACTCATATCAACGTCTCTGACACGTTTCATAGCTTCTTGATAACTTAACTTGTTGTCTTTAGCATATGTGTCGTAGAAGTCATATATCTTCTTATCAATATCTTTGGCCGCTTGCTTATACTCACCTAACACAGCGTTAGTTAATTCGGGGTCATCCTTGTCGAGTTGCGCCATAATTTCTTGCGTGCGTTTAGTCCAATAATCATTGTTTTTCATCCACATCACCATCATCAGACTTTAAATCAGGATAAGCATCTTGCTGTTCTGCAAATTCATCTGCTGCTTTCGCCTTTTCATCTGCCAAGCGTTGCATTTCAGTCTCTGCATCAATGCCTGTAAACGTCTCCAACAAATTAAACAACGTCTCATCACTAATAATGCCATACAACTCTTTAAGCTGTGAGATACGCTCTTCGTCGTTCTGGGGAACATTTGGTGTGAATTGCACTTGCACATCGTTAATGCGGTCGTACAAGCCTTCTTGTCTGCCAGTAGTGGCAACACTGTTCTTAATGCTCCAAACATTACCTAATAAACGCAACCTGCGCATGATACCACGCGTTAACAAGCGTTCCTTAGTCTTACGTAGATTATCGTTACCCATTAGCTTATATTTCATGGACTCACCCGATTGTGTACCAGCGAAGTTTTGGTCATTCGTATCTGGTGTGAATGTGAACCGTAAAATGTCATCAACTAAACGCTTCTTATACGCCTCTGCACTAGTCGTATCATATGACTTAGTCAAATAATAAGCGTCAGGGTTAACACCATCAGGGTCGCTATTATTATCCAATACCAACAAGCGTGCCTTTAACATTTTATTCATGACATCGCTTGATGAATTGTCATTTGGAATTGGGTTATCATATTGATCTAACTTAACTTCGCCATTTTCATCCGCGACATATTCAGGTTCTGCAGTTCCAGTGGCTGGGTTACCTTTAATGACCAAATAAGCATCGTTCATATCCTGTTGGAAATTAGCTAACTCCGATTGTGACAAATCATATGCATCAATGCCGTCTAACACGCTCTCAAAATCGCCTAAGCGTTCTTCGTTATTCTTATATTCATTAATCGGCACACCGTTAAACATATGTTCAGCAACATTAATCAACTTTATGTTGTCGTATGCGCTTGTTTCTGATTTGAAGTAGTAAACATTATTTGCAGTGTATACTTCAACAAAGCTGTTGATTTCAGTTTCACTGTATTTAATCTGGTAAAAACGAACACCAAACAATGAATTTTCTGCGATTGTATCATCATATACCACAAAGGTTTGTTCTGGTGCTAATTTCGTGATACGTTCCTGTGCATCACTATCTGTATAAACCAGTTCATAAGCTCGGCCATAGATGCTTAAATCGGTTTCAATCAAACCATCGTGATAATCAGCACCGTTTTGTTTTGAAAAATCTTCAATCTTTTCTAGCAGTTTATCGTCACTGTTGTACTGAATAGGATTACCTAGCATGTAACCTTGCATGAACACTGTGATGTATTTAGCCCAATCACTTGCAATGCGGTTATCAGCTCTATTCTTATCTCTACCAGTATCACGCTTTTTGATGTTGTTATCCGCTAAATAGTAGCGTTTAAGCTCTTGCAGACGTGGCAACTGATTGCGCAGAAACGTATTAATAAAATCATGCAAACGTGCTGTAAAACGTTCTCCGCTTAAATCATCAATACTTTCGAATTCATCAGCTGACATCTTAAATACGTCATTTGCGTATTGGTTAAATCTTGTGCTTTGTAAGAAATCAGTCATTTACTCACCTCCCTAATCCTAATTGTTTAAATGCTTCCATTCTGTCTGTCGTGCTCTTGCGTGACATAATCAATGGTTCAACGGCGTATCTCATTGAGTCCATTAAATGGTTATCCCTATCAACAGGTTTACTTATCCATTCGCCTTGCTTATTTTTGTCATAAACATAAGCGTTCAATTCTTTGATAGTATGTTGGCACTTAGGCAATACATGTATCTTAAAGTCTTGTAAATAAGTAACACCAAATAAGATTTCGTATTTATGTGCTCTTGTCATATGAGGAATACCTTTGTTGCGTAACTCCTGTATCATACGGTCACCACCACTGGCATAATCAGCTCTAATCTCAGCACGTTGATAACCATTGTTTAATAGCCACTTCAATATGTCGTTGGTTAGCATATGTTGCTTGTACATTTCGTTGAATATGTAAACATCTTTAGTCTTAGTATTCACCGCCAATTCAATAAATGCTGTTGGGTCAGGACCAAAGCCCCAGTCCATACCACGCACCACATGAGCACCTTTAATTACTTCTTTAATATCAAATTGTTCAACCACTGTATTTTCATAAATAAGCCCTTCAGCAATACCCCAGTCGCCATAAACAGCTACTCTAGCACGTCTTGGGTTGCGCTTAGTCATTTCTAACAAGCTATTAACATAGTCTTGGTCTAAGAATGGGTTATCTTTGTAAGTCGTTGTTAACGACAGCGAATTAGCTACCTTTGTCTTTTCATCAAAGAAACGTCTCTTAAGCCAATGGTGTTCATTCCATGGATTAAAGGTTAATACTGTTTGATAAAAGCCATTTGGATCATTGATAATTCCACGCATTGACTCATCAACTGTATTAAAAGCCTCTTCCAGTTCTAACTGATAGCTTTCTTCTACCCACAATCTGCATAAGTTGCCCGTTTCAACCGAAATAGATGTAATTGATAGTGGTTTATCGGCGCCACGAAACAATATCTTTTGCCCTGTCGGCTTATAAGTTATCTCGGGCAACGATCCATTGAATTGGAATAGATTACCAACACCCATACGATTAGCAACTTTTTGCAACAAGGTAAATGTACTTTGCCGATTAGTATTTGCGTATCGCCTCAACACCAACCAATTAACATAAGGTTTCGTAACAATATCATAAATAACTTTAGTCGCTGTTGCCTCACTTTTACCACTACCACGGCTACCCTTGTAGGCTATATAACGCACCTTACTGTTGAACAATGGGGCATATGCATTACTTACCATTTCAGGAAGTTTCCAATCAACTGTTGTCATTAGATGTCCTCCTCAAATGGCTCAATATTAATTGTGATGTCACCATTACCACCATTAAGTAATTCAACTTTCTTTTCTGCCATATCAGCTTCAGCAGTCAGCTTGCGCAATTGTTGTTCCATTACCTTGTCGTTGTCCGGATAGCGTTTCAATATCTCTTTAGCTGCGCTTATCCTTGTTTTAACGTCAGGTTCTTTCTCGACCTCTTCAGCGCCCATTGGCGTGCCTATAACGACCGTTTCTTTGACATCACCTCTAACAACACTAGTTAGGAATTCAACGGCTTCTTTGGCGGTCATAATACGGTTATTTTCAATGGTCCGCATACGCTCATCTATGTAGTTTTTAATAACAGGTTTTAACAGGTTTTCGCTACCTGTCTGTTGAGCCGACTTTTTGCTGTAACCAGCTTTAATCGCTGCCTGTGTAGCATTGCCTGACTTGATATATTCATCCGCAAAACGCTTCTGTTTCTCCGTCAGTTTCATCACATATCACCCACCTCGCTTTTTCTTTGCTCGAATTACATACTGCTTATATTTGTGCACTAGAAATATCTGCACCGTTTAAAGTAATTTTATTTGCTGTAGCAATCACTCTGTCTGGTGTTACTTCTACTTGCGTTTTAATGCTTCCGTTTTCATCTCTAAAAGTCATGCGATAATAATCTGTACACGACACAATCTCTGGCATGTTGTCTGCTGCTTTCGGTTGTTTACCAGCTTTCAATGTAGTCAATTCAGCATGCAATGCATTGTTCTCTGATTGCAGTTTAGCAACTTCATGTTCAAGTTCTTCAATATCTCTTTGTTGCTTTTTGTTGATTGTCAAAAAACGATTAAAGCGTAATTCTATAAGATTCATTCTTTTATTATTAAACATTGTTTTTACCTTTTTCCTTTTGTTCTTCCTTGCGTTTCTTATTATCAATCGTGCCGATAATCTGATCTTCTAATCGGCGATACCATTCATTTGCCATTGTTCTTATCCTTGAAATATGTATCAGTCATTTGTATAGCCACGTATCCTATTGTTGCACTTACCACACCTTGCATATACTCATCTAAACCAAAGTGTGCAAACAATGTGATAACACCTGCAGGAAAAAATGTAATAACAGTTAATATCAATGCATATCCAATTATCTTTTTCATATCAATACTCCTTTTCAATGCAAAATAAAAAGGCTACCCGATTGGATAACCTTAGCTTGATTGAATTTAATCTTTGCCAGACTCTTTTGGCGAATGCTCAACTGCTTATTAGTCGAAAGAATTTCGTTTGTTATTTTAAATCTATGTAACATTTCTAATCCTCAATCTATTTTTTTTGTTTCAAAATGGACTTTATCGTCTTCCATACTAATTGGACTGCTGTTATACAAATTCCTTTGAAAAAGTACGTCCCGCTCAAATTGTGTAAAATTTATCCGATGTTTTTTTCCATGAAATATATGTCCAAGTGAATCAAATGCTTGTGGGCGCACTTCAATATATGGTTTACTGCCGTATTTTGACTTTAGCGCATCATATAACGCGACGGCACTCACACCAGAAACGTACTCTTCACCCGGTTGCAGCGCACCTCCCTCTAAATCATCTGATAAGTAAACAGCTTTTGTAGTTCCAACTATTCCCAATGAAATTTTCTTAATGTTAATTGCCGTGGATCCTGTATTTATAAATGAAACACTGACTCCCAAAAGTTCAATTATAGGTGTGTAATAGTTCCAAGATAGGTTTACTTTCCCTTTGGGTCTAGTGCTTCTATACGGTAAATAAACTGCAACAAATACAGCAGCAATCGTTCCAACTGCACCAAGCCAATCAGGAACGCTACCCCAATTTAACTTTGACACATCTAAGTTACATAATGACTTAATCACATCTATACCTCCAAATATTTAACGAAGGTATTATATCAAAATAAAAACCGTGCGCTCAAATATCTGGAGCCACGGCACGAAAACAAAAAGTGAAAGTATATTCCTATACTGTTTATTGATATGTACACCAGACATAGCAACTGGCAGTGTCGTTTAAAACAAATACAAGGAAGATTATCCTTTAATTTATTTTGTGCTATATAATGCAAGCGGTTAGGATTTGCACCTAACAACGAATAAATCACTGGTCTGTGCTTATTCAACACTGGTATTTACTGCGTCTACCTATTCCGCCACGCTTGCCGTGAATCATTGGTTAGTCGTTGTTGTTTTAGCATATTAAGCAAAGCGTCAATTTACGACTGTGTGACTAACTAACCAACTTTCCACAATACCTATTATAGGCTGATATATCAGTCGTTACGGGTGGTTAATGGAGTTAAAACGGCGCACCCTCTCAGGCGTGTCACTTAACCAAACTCCCACTCCCTGCTTGAATCTATCTCGCCATTCCCTACATGTACGCTCATCAGCATGAACAATCAATGAAATTGCTAACCAGCTTTTCTTACGACCATAACGTTCAGACAATATCGTTCGTTGCGGTTCAACCGTTAAGTTGTACCACATATCAATGATTTCCTTTTGCCAAATCCAAGCGCTCAACTCGTCATCATCTTCTTCACGGATCATAGACAACTCAACTGGATTGCTATAATCATTTTGCATCCGACCACCACCGATATTTTCATCTGGCACATGCTTACTAAAATATTTCAATTCTGCTCTACGTAATTTAATGTTGGCATCTAAAACACCTGTGAAGTAATCACTCAATAGCTTATCCAATTTATCTGCCATGCCTACTCCTCAATCAGTTCATACTTACGATTACGCCTTTCAATAACATACTCATATCCTGCCAACTCATCTGATACCATGTGCTTAATCAACCACGCACTAGATACTCGATAGGCTTTTTTAATATCAGCTACCTGAACCCAAACCAAATTTCCAGCTTGCGTATAACTATCTCGAAACCAACCGTCTTTTCCTTTAAAAAAATAGTAAGTTCTCATACCACTAAGTACCCCATTAAAGCAATCGCTATAAGCATCAGAAAGAACACCAATACAATCACTCTATCCATTTACTTATTACCTCGCCAGATGCTCCAGAAACGACCATATAGCGCTGTTGCTAGGTAGAAGCTCATAGTTAGCAACATTGGCAAAGAACTTGCTGAATAGCCTGCAAATAGCGCTGACACCCATAGCAGAATATTAACGGCATCTGATGCCAACCAAAGTGTATAGCTATCACCGTAACCTTTGAATACATATAATGAAGCCATTGCCCCAATAATCAACACGATACTGTCCCATAGTGGGTTTGTATCGCCTAATGTTTGATAAGCCAACATCATCGGATACCATGCAGCTAAGATGAAAGCAATTGTTAGTAACCAACCTGTTTTAGTTAAGAACTTAACGCCATTCTCAACTTTATGTCCCCATGTTTTCCACGTGAATATAAGCGGTAAATCAATCAAAGCAACGAATACTAATTGATCCAATACACTCGCATAATGTCCTGCCGTCCAATTAATGTAGATAAACCCAACTGCACTGATTAGTCCTAGCAGTCCATTAATTGGCTTACCTAAACTCATATACACCGTGCATGCCGAACCAACCAGCGTTGCAACTAATGTAATAGTTGATAGTCCTGTAATCGGTGCTGACAAGTAAAATGCCAACTGCACCCCAATAATGAAAGCCAACATCACACCACCAGCAGTATTAATACTCTTTAATTCTGTCCCTAACCACTTTAAATAATTCATTATCCTAATCTCCCATTTTCATAAATACAAGCCAATGTGTTTTCTGTCTTTTCTGGCCAAATAATGGTTCATAAGGTATTTGTGCCAATAAATCAGGTAACGTAATTTGTGAGTCGTTCCACTTAAATACCAACGTGCCGTTAGGCTTCAAAACACGCATAGCTTCTGTAAAACCTGCCTTAATAATTGCCTGCCAATTGTCAGCATTTAGTGTGCCATACTTCTTGGCCAACCAACTATTTCCCCCTGCATGAATTAGATGTGGTGGATCAAACAACACCAAATAAAACGAATTATCTGGAAACGGCAAACCCTGTTCATTTGACCAATCAGCTAATACATCTGGTTGCACGTTAATAACGTGACCACTTTCTAATTTTTCATAGCATTGTCGCTTATCAACGAATACTGCATTTTTGTTATCTTTGTTAAACCACATCATGCGACTGCCTGCCGTCATATCTAGTACTGGTGGTATCATTTGCTGTCTCCTTATCCGCAATCAACATGTCAATATATTCACGTGCCTTTTTTAAGTCTTCTAAACCATTCTTCTTATCAGCTCGTGCCACGTACTTAATCACGTTAGCAGCTTTCCATGCAGACCGCCCTAGCATGTCCCCTACGATACTATTGATGTGATCTTTAACTTCTGTACCGTCACTTAGCAAATAGTGCTTAGGGTGCTTTACATTGTCGTATATCATCACTAGTCAACCTCCAACAATTCTGGATTCTCGTGAATATTGCCGATTACTTCATACCTATCTTCTGGTTCGTAGTCAATTCCCTTAGTTCTAAATGCAAAACCTGCTATCTCGTTTAAGTAGACTGTTTTTGCAACAACTTTAAAATCAACCATTTCGCTTTTGAAGGAAACAATGTCACCTTCATAGATTTCAACGCCGTTTTTGTCGGTCATACCTGTGTATTGTTCTAACTCATATTTTTCTGGTGACATATCATGAAACGAAATAACATTATTTCCATATTTATATCCAGCTCCAAAATCATTATCTTTAAATGGCTTATACCACGCTCTAAATTTAATATCTCGCATTATTCTTTTACCTTAATTGTTTCTGGGTGTAACCACGCTTGTGCCAAATCTTTTTCTGATAACTCTGTATCGTAAATTTCCCAAAAGTCATATATGAACTTATCTAATGGATAATGTTTGAGATAATATTTTAAATCGTTATATTGAAACTGTGTCATCTCAATTGTTGGAGCATATTTTTTGCGTAAGTCATTTAAAATGATATAAAAAAATTTATCATTGTTGTCTGAATTACTTAGGTCATTGTTTTTTAAATACGTTCCTACTTTGGCTATTGCTTCGTCAAATGTTTTTACCATTACTCTCCCACCTCAATTACTTCCTGATGACTATTAGCCCAACTCTCGGCTTCTTCTTTGGTGACGAATTTGGTGGCATGATAAGGTTTATAAGTGTTTTCCGTTATAGCATAATCATAACAATCTAAATAACCATATCTGCCCAGTGTGTCAGCATCTTTACTTCGCACAACCCACTTCTTGGGTTTCTCAACTTCAAATACATCTTCACCATTCACCCAACGAATGATTGCGATTAGGCGGTTGTTACTTTCGTAAACCGATACACGACCATCACGCCACCAGCTATTCAACAAAGTAGGTAGGTTACTAATGGCTCTACGACCAATTATCGAGACGTTATCTAACATTAACGTTTCTTTCCACTCTTCCAATTTATCCATAAACTCCTGTGATACCACATATTTATCACTCATCTTCTCTTCCTTTCGTCCGTCAAATACGATTTCGTAATCATCTTGTAATTCGCTTATCCTGCACCAACTAACCACGTCATTACCAAATAAGACATACGGGAAAGTAACATCAATGTAACCAATATCACGAGTTAGCAACCATTGCGTTGGTTCTTCCGAAAAGCCTTTCCATTTCAGTCCTTCCCGTTCCAACTTCTCCAGCACTTCACGCTCTTGTTGCTCATTCGCCACGATATATGCTTTATCTATCATTAGTAGCCCCTCTCAATCATCTTGCGTGCCTCTCGCACTGTTTCAGGTTCTTCATACGCTTTAAATTCGATCTAGTCACGATAGCCACGGCTTTTAGCAAATTCATTCAGCTGTTTCATCTTTGCCATTTAAAAATTGCTCCTAATAATCGTTCCAGTTTCATCAACTGATAAACCTGCAGCACACGAATATTCATCATATATTTCAACTGAAATGTTATCGACGTTATATTTAGCAAAAACAGATTTGTAATACTTTTTGAAAGCTCGCTCTAACTTTTCGCAAGTTTCATAAAACCTATCTTCACTTGTGTTGTAAGTATCGTCATAAGGTTCACATTCGTAATATGCAGTACCATTTTTTACATGGTGTAACTGAATAGATTTGTAAATGCTATTTTTATGAACACCTTTAACAAAATCGTGATAAAAAGTGCCACGTAACCCAAACTTCTCTTTTTCTAAATTTTTCAACATTTTCATACGGGCTTTCAGTCTTTTCACCCTCGGCTGTTTGTTCTAGTGATTAGCGTGAACCACTTTTTGCAGCTCAATATAATCAGGATCATCATTGGGTATCGTTGCATCATCAAATCTAATTGTGTAACCACGCCCATACTGGTCCTTTGTGAACTCGCCAATATGATATCGATGTTCCAATTTATGAACTAGATCCATCATTTTGGTTCTATCTATCTTTAAATTATCGACTTTACTCTCACGTAGTTCATACATACCGTTTGCGGTTTCAAGGCGCTTTTGGTAATTTTCATCACCAACAATGTGAACACCAATATGCAGTTCATTAGCTATTTCTTTTTTTGATAGCCCTCTATTCCAAAGTTCAACAAACTTTTTATAACGTGCTTCGTAAGCAGTCGGACTTATGTTAACTCTCGAACTCATCATTTTTATTACTCCAATCTATTTCAACTCGGGGATGTTCTTTATCAACCCCTCTGAAATTGTCATATATTGCCACCACGAAATTTAAATTATCGTTGGGCATAAATACTTGCCCACGTACTGAACTGGCCTGAAAAGCATCAAAAATAAACTTGTGCGTGAACGTCCAGTTATCTAAGTCGGTGCGCCTATCAGGAAAATACCAATCGAACTTAAATTTGGTATTGCTCTCAATCGGTGTCACACCATCGACCATTGCTTGATCAACCAACGGCACAATTTCAGCTTGAATACGGTGCTTATTTTGGTTAGCAATAAAACGACCTGCCCGCATTCCGTGGATCAATATCCAATTGTTTAATGTCATCTTGACCATTCGCATCTTGCCTTGTTTTTTCATGGGTAAAATGAAAGCTGTTAAGGGAATGATTAACTTAGCCATTAATTTGCCCTCACTATCGTAATGTCATCAATCGAAATCGGATAAACACTAGCTAAATACTTTTTCATGTAGCCCACGCGCTCCCATCGCATGGCGCCCCAATACCTATCTTCGCCAAATACATGAGCATGTAGCTCGTATAACGTTTCTTCGTCCATTGCTACACCTCTCTTACGTCTCTTAATTTATTCATAGCAATCACATGCTTGGGGTTCTTAGGAATTAACCTAGAAAGTGTTGCATTGTCATATTTATTAGCTAATGCGACTGCGTTATCATTTGAAGTCATGATTGTTGCTTTGCCTTTTCTAGCATCAGCCAATCTAAACAACATGCCTGCTACTTTTTCTTTGGCTTCCTTTTGCGTTTCTTTCCCAAAATCATCAAGAACTAGCACATCGACTTCACGCATGTATTTCTCAATCACTGCTAACTTCTGCTGCAGCTTTTCATCATGAAATGATTGATAGGTCATGTCTCGCCATTCAACAAGCGAAACAAACATCTTTGAACGTTCTTCTGATAGCCCACTGATAATTGCTAACGCTAAGGACGTTTTCCCCGTCCCTGCCTTGCCATAAAGCATGACGTTGAATAATTGCCCATCCAACTCTTTCATGACCTTATACGCTTGATTAGCCACGTTTCTGGCTGTCTGCTCATTTTCGCCTTGCATGACTGGTTGCCAATCTTGAAATGTGAATGATCGTTCTGCTTCATCACCCCAAAGACTAGCTTTGAAATACTTAGTACGTTCTTGAGCTTGCCAACTTTTAATAATTGCATCGTGTTCCAATCGCTTTTTCTCTGCAATTTCTTCTTGGGTAGGCATAGCTTTTAAAGTACCTTTTGATAGCGCAAATTCATGTAATTTTTCCATAGCTTCTGATAAATTACCCATATCACACTAATTACCTTTCCAATGCTCTTCCATTTCTCGTGCCCATTCAGCGCTTTCATCATTTTTGGGTACTTGGTTAGCATTTCTACGTTCTTGAAAATCACGTTTACTTGCATCCCACTTAGCAACTGTCGTGATACCTTCTTTTAATTTGTTTTCTAAGATTGCACGAACATAGTTGTAATTACGTTTGCCATTGTTAGATGCTTCTTCCAATGACCTGATAACAACACCAACTTCCATATGGTCATCTTCTACATAAGCTAATAAGTTTTCAGACTGGAAAGGTGTTAGAACTAATGAGAAACCATTCTTTTCAATTGCATCAGACAACTGTTGTCGAACGTTGGCGGTGGTAGTACCTATTACCTTACCTACCTCTAACCTATCCTTACTCTTACCTAAACTAACCTTACCTTCCCTTACCTGTGTCAACGTATCGTCTACTATTCGTGGACGCCCCGTCGACGTGTCATTGACGTTGTATTTACCGTTTTCATCAATGCCTAATCTATCAAGCTCTGTTGTATACATTGTCTTGTTATAAGTGTCTTTTCTAATATAGTTATGGATGCGCCAATCACGAATAACTACTACACCTGAATTTTCAAATGGTATTAATAACTGTTTGGCAATTAAAAGCTTTTCATCGTCTTGAGAAGCCCCAACCATGCGCTTAATTGTATTTATGTTGCCAATAAATCCATCATCGTCAGCATGCATATTTAAATGAAAATATAGTGCTTGTGCAGATAATGGCATGTCTAAAAATACATCAGTGTCTGTAACTTTTTTACTGAACATTCTTCTTTGAGCCATATAATCCTCCTAAAATGGTAACTGACTTTCAAAGTTTTCAGGCGTTCCAAACATTTGTTCAGGACTATAAGCGCCCTGCTGTGGTTGTTGATTGAAGTTGCCTTGTTGCTGTGGCTGTTGATTATTGAAATTGCCTTGTGATTGATTAAAGTTGTTGCCTTGATTGAAGTTACCTTGACCGCCTTGTTTACGCTGTTCGGTTTGTTCCTTACTTTCCAATAGACTAAAGTTTCGGACGTTTACTTCTGTGACATAGACTTTTTGACCTTGGTTGTTATCATAGCTGCGTGTTTGCATGCTACCTTCTAACCCAATCATTGAACCTTTAGCAGTCATCTTTGCCATGTTCTCGGCTGATTTACCCCAAATTACAAAGTTGATAAAGTCGCTTTCACGTTCGCCATTAGCACTGCTGTATTGACGTTGTACAGCTACGGATGAACTAGCCACCGCTTTACCTGAATTTGTATACTTAACTTCCATGTCCTTAGTTAGTCTGCCAGTTAGTACGACGTTGTTTATCATCGATTTCCTCCATTCGCTTGTATGTCATTATTCCTAATCGATTTAATGTTTGTGCATCTAGATTGATACCTTTGACGTGGTATGTTGCACTAAAAGTTGGCCAACCCATTTTGTGGGCTAGTTGATGATGTTCACGACATAAAGCAATTAAATGTTTTTGCCTGTGATCAACGAGATTTCTATCATTTCCCATGCCAACAGTGTCGAGATGATGAACATCTGCATGCTTGCCACAAATCACACATGACCGATATTTCAATGACTGGTACATATAAGCATCTAAGTCATCTTGATAAGTCAGTCCACTGTGTGTCATTGGCACATGATTTTTAAGCGCATATTCCAGTAGAAACGTGATGAATTGCCTGGCTGTCGTCATATCAGTATTTGCAAAACTAAAATGTGGTGTGCCCGTTTCAGCAGTAAATAAATACTTCATCCACTCTTTTTGCTCCTCGGGTAGATAGCCTGACCACGATGCAATTTCGCCGATAATGGCATATGCTTTTTTTCGTTGCAAAACACTCAAATGTCGTTCATCTTGCACGTTCACAACAACTTGCGGTTGCTCCTCGGTAGTAAATAGGGACAAACTAGCTAACTCTTCTTGGCTTTCTAGTGAGACCACTATTTGATTACCTTTGACCGCTGTTATATGTCCCCATAAATCCATCACTTAACTCCTGCACGCAGCCAATTAATAATTGCTTCCTTTTGTTGATCATTTAGATTGTTAAACGTGTAGAAACCATTAATGTTTGTATTAAATTGTTGGCTAATTGCTTGATACATTGCTTCTTCAGTGAAGCCATTCTTGTCTCTGAACGCTTTTGATACGCCACCAAACATTGAATTCAATTTATTTTTCGGTTGGCTTTGTGTTTTTTGTTGTGCTTTTGGTTGACCTTTAGGCGCTGCATTACCATCATCATCAACATCACTTGCAATGCCAAACACCATTGATAACGAATAACGTCTAGCGTATGTCTCTGCTGAACCTTCTGCTTGTGCGCTGTTAGTACCACGATTGCCTAAATCTCCTGCAATAGGAGCGCCCTGTATTTCTAAGCGTTCACCATAGCCGTCAATTACTGTCCACATAACCCGTTCTCTTGGTTCGTTGTGCCAAAATATCTTAGCTCCCACTTTTCTTTTAGCTGCATTGATTGATGCAATAACTGCATCAAGCGTGACATATGATGATTTAAACATTGGATTACTTGCATCTTTTTTTGGTTGCTCAATAGCATCTTGTAGCGCTGACAAAGCTTCAAACAGCCCACTATATGTTGTATTTTCTTCAGTCATTTTGACACCTCATTATTATTCCCAAGTGGCGTAAGGCTTTGTGCCATGCACAATGTGTGGTTCAACATCACCGTTAATCACATCACCAAACTTTTCTTTCAGCTTGGCAGGACTTTTAACTAGTACGGCATCATAACCATATTTATAAATCATTTGTGCTTTAAAATCGTTGTTATCTGCATCAAATTCATCAGATTTACGATTTTTATGAACGTACCGACTAAATGTATGACCCGCTTCTAAGCGCTTGTCTATCTCTTTCTTAGCTACCTTCTTTGCTTTATCAGCAATCTTGAAAAGGTAATTAACTTCTTCAAGCGTACGATCGTCCATATTCTCAAAATCTTTAACTGTTAATTGTGTAACTGGCACCATTTCGCCATCTGTTGTAACAATTGTTGCAACGTGTGTATCGATTGCTTGTAATTCATCCATGCCTATATTCCTCCGTATCTACTTTTGCATAGTTGCTCACTAAGAAGTCGGCTGCTTTGACGATAGGAACATTAACTCCCTCAACGTCAACTACTTCATCACCTAAATAAATCTCATCGCCCTCGAAGTCATATCCCCAAGGCTCATCATCATTTGGTGGGTCAATTAAATCTTCTGGCATGTGTTGCTCCTTTCGTGCTAGAATAAAAGGGTAATTTCAGTTGATAATTCAATTACCAGAAGTCTAAATACTCCAATATTTAGACTTTTTTTATTGTTCTTATTTCTCAGGTCAACTGCCTGCAACGACTGGCGTGTATATGAAATCGTGCAAATTTTTTATTCACACCAGCCTTTGACGACAGTTGACCCGATTTAATTTAGAAGCGCTTTTCTGCTGCTTCTTTGCCGTCAATCAATCGGATGATTAACCAAGCCAACATCAAGAATGCCAAACTGATTATTCGGCTACTGATGCGCAAACAATACTTGATTGCTTCCCAGTACTCAATTACCAACCAAAGTGCACCACTCACCACAAGCACTGGCAATACAATGTATTTGATGATTAGCAACATTGCTTGAAACACTAAACTCATATCACTGAAATTCATATCTATCTCCTTTCTATATTTCTCTGTTGCCCCACTTGCGCAGTAATTTTTGAGAAAACCTACCATCTCTCACTTCAACGCCCGCCATTACAAACGTAGTTTCTTCCCTGATTTCTTGAAATTTTTCTTCTCCATAGCCCAGTAATGCAGCTGCTGTTGGTCCATCTAACCAAATGCGTTGCTCAATGGGAATCTCTGGCTTTGGTCTCGACATAGCTAATCTCCTGTATCACTCAAATAATCTAAGTAGCTATTCATGAACTCTTTTGCCTGTTCATGCTTGGCTTCCTTATCGGTTTCTTCAAGGACATCAAATAGTTGGTCGACTAATCCATATGGATCATTAACCTTATTACGCTCTGTTGAATTTGGTGTTTCGCCCATATCTTTAGCTAAATCTTCCATAGCAAGCGTTAATTGAGCGAATGTATCAGATACGTGCACGCTTAGATTTACATCTTCTGTTGTGTCATCTTTCAGACTGTTGATATCAGCTGAATGCATGGCAACCAGCAATTCGCTTGATAATTGAATGATGTCGTATTTATCAGGTACGAGCGTTGTTGCTGGTACATAGCGTTTAGTTTGTAATGCTGGATGTGATTTGTATTTAGTCATAATTAATTCTCTCTTTCAATTGTTGGTAAGATATTGTTTTCTTTTAGCAAGCTATAAATGAATACTCGTCCTTTTTGTGTCCATTTAGTGTTCATTTTTACGTCGCTGCTGCCGTCTTTCTTCGTAATATCAACGGTGGTGCTAAATGTGTATCCTTTGTCTTGATACTTTGAATAAAGTACCCATTGACCGCCAATTTTGTATTGAACACCTAAGCTGTGTAACTTGTCGTTCATCTGCTTAGCTGACCAACCATAATCTTTTGCAATTTGTGTGATAGTTACCAGTGACTTTGATTGCATGATTTTGTCATAATAATCTGCCTTAGGACGTGACTCTGAAACCTGTTGTGTGAGCAGTACGTTCTTCTCTCGCTCATTCTTTAATTCCGTTGCCACCTTGATTAAGGTGTCAGGGCTTAATAAAATTTCTTCAATCTTGTCGTTAGTTAGATACGCTCCGTGTTTGCGAATGCTTGGCAAGACTTCATGGTTTACCCAGCGCATAAATTGCTTAGCTTCTTTTTTACGGCTGCCACCAATAAACCGATATAGACCTGCTTCACTAATGACATTCGTTTCACCCTGACGCCCTAGATTGAATCTACCCCGTTCGTCATCGTCCAATCTCTTCAAGGCATCTGAAACATTTTTTATTTCTAATGCTTTTGCTACATCTACTGCTACGAACCAAACTTCATCATCAATTTCTACCGTTCGAACATTCATTTGTTCAAAGTTAAATACCTGCACTTCATTACTCATGGTTACACCTACTTTCTTTGTTGTTATAATTGTTTTACTAGCTCATTTGCTTAGTTCCTGATGAAAGGAGACATACAATGAATAAGGAGTTCCTTTACCACCGTCGTCTAAACAAAGACACTCAATTTAAATATGAAACTCCATCTTCCGAAGGTAGAAAAATTGAAACGATTGGCAGCCCTAATGCTTCTCGGTTTACTTTTGCCAACGGTGATGAATTGTTTCAAATAGTCTCAAAAGATTACGTTGATTTATTCAGCACTTTTGAGTTGAAAATTGAGACTTACTAACCTCTTAGGCATTCTTGATATCTTCAAGGATGCCTTTTTCTTTTCTAAACGCTTTATTTCCGTAAAATAACAAGTCTCCATTGTTCATGTTGCCAACTACATATTTTGGTTTAAAACCATACCAGTTAGTTGTTTTTGTTTCTTCCATGTTTAAGCCTCCTTATAGTTCAACTTTGTTTTTTCAGCTTTGAATTCTAACCAGTTAACTACTAACTGCTTATTTTTCTTAGCAGCCGGACCAAGTTCACCACCTCTTATAAGTCTTGATACATATCCATCAGACCAACCAAATTGTTTTGCAATTTGAGATTGGTTTGTGTCAGCGTCGACCATTAAGTGCTTTAAACTTTTGGTTTCTTCACTCATTTTGCTATCCTCCTAAAATATTTTAGTAAAATAAGTTAAGTAAAATTATTTACAAGCTAAAATAATTGAGCTATTATAGTACACGTAAATAAGCCTACAAAAACTTTTTTCACCAACATTTACAACGGTTGTCACCCGTTTTGTTTTGGTATTATTTTTGTTTGCGTAAATAACTTATCAACTTACAAGACATAGTTTAACTAAAATATTTTAGTAGGTCAACACTTTTACTCAATTTTTTTAGTTTTTCTATTTAGGAGACCTTATGACTTTTTATGAGAGAGTATATCAGACTGCTAAAAACCGCGGTTTATCAATAAAACAACTAGCACAAAAAATGGGTGTTTCAGATGCTACTATCTACACTTGGAAAAAAACTGGTGCACCAACGGGGAAAAATCTTACTCTGGTTTCTAAAACTTTAGGAGTTTCAATTGATTATTTACTTGGTAATACAGATAACCCCACTACAAACAAGGAAACTAATGATGATACTGCAGATTTAAAAGAGTATTTCAATAAACATAAAATCATGCGTTACGATGGTAAACCGATTCCTGAAAGTGATTTGGAGGTTATCAAAAGAATTTTGGAGAGTCATTAATATGAAATTTAATAGACATCATCCAATCATTGAAGATTTAATTGAGTTTGGTAAAAGACATGATATTGATGTCGTGTTTTCAGATGAATTGCATCCAGAAACCCCAGATATTGTGAATGTAAAGCAACGTCTTGTTATAATTAACTTAAATTCTGTTTTAGCTGATATACTTCCGTTTAGAATGTCGCATGAATTTGGACATATTATTGAACAAGCAGTTAATCATAATCTTTGGTCGACGTTTGAAAACTATGATTCAAACAATCCAGATGAACGAATAGCGAATACAGCGGGAATTAACATATTGTTGTATCTACACTTTGGTAACGGTGGTCAATTTAATTATATTGATTTCATGAATATGTATGGTTTACCTGCTTGGACGGAAACGAAAGTTAAAGAACAAATGATTAATTATTATCATTAGACATACGTGCAAACCTGATCCACGTTAAAAGCTGTTTAAGGAGTATGTTTCTTATGGATAAGCCACAAGAAAATCGGGTTTTAGGCATTATTTCTATCATTTTGGGTGTGGTGGCATTGGTGTTTTCTTGGATACCATTCATTAACAATATGGCAGCGGTTATAGCTATCATTGGTTTAATACTGGGGATTGTCGCCTTAATTATAAATCGTAAACATAAAAAGCTTATGGCTTGGTTGGGTGTCATTTTTTCTGCTGTTGCCTTTGGTATTGTGTTAATGACACAATCGGCATTCGAAAAATCATTTGATGATACCTTTAATACTACAAGTTCAAGCGAAAATTCATCTAAAAAATCAGAAAATGCTGAAAAAGTTTCTACTAAGAAATCTGATGACCCTTCAGATAGAAAGTGGACTTTGAAAAACAACGTTTTTGACGCTGGCAATATGACTTACAAAATTACCAAATCAGAATTAATGGATAGTGCTGCAGAAGACGGTTCAAAAACATTGGTTCTTCACATGGACGTAACAAATAACGCAAAAAAGAACATGGATCCATCGAATATCTACATGGTATTACACGCATTCCAAAAAAACGACACATCACGGGTTGAATTAAATCCAGGTACGGTTGCTCTTGATGAAAATGGTAATAGTCCTATTCAATCTGAAGAAGACGCTTTGAACAACGATTTATTGCCTAGCAAAACTGCTCAAGTCGCTGTGTCATTTGATTTAAAAAACACTAATGATGTTGAAGTTGAATTTTCAAATTCTGACTTTAAGGTAATTGGAACAAAAACGTATAAGGTTTAATAAAATAAAAAAACACGTACACTCCCATCGCCAAACAGTAGTGTACGTGCATTCCCATATTAACAAAGCGAAGTTTCCTGCGCTTTTATTTAACGTATCTAGTATACCAGACCTGGATATGTCGGTAAACTATCTATATTTTTTACATGAAAGGTTAGGTTTAAACTAATTATGGCTGATATCGAAAAACGTGGCTCTAAGTACTTAGCCCGTGTATCGTATAAAGAAAAAGGTAAATATAGAAGAAAAAGCAAAGGTGGTTTTACAACCAAAAGTGCCGCTAAAGCATGGATAAGACAACAAGAATCCGATAAAACCACTAGTCAATTCACAGTTGATAGTAAGCAGACCTTCCCCGATTATTTCCAATCATGGTGTGAATTATATAGATCGGACGTGAGTGATGCACAAAAGCGTTGGCATAAATTTGCTTACAACGTTTATTCAAAACGATTGAACAATGTTTCGTTAGCTAAATTAACGCGTCCGATATTGCAACGCTTCTTAAATGGCTTAGCAAAAGATTACGCTTTTAGTACTGTCAAAAAACTTAAGACATATCTAGTGCAGTCTATCAAAGGCGCTTTATATGATGGTTTGATTTCCACTGACCCGACAATTGGTTTAACTTATACGGGAAAAGATGGAAAAAATAAAGACTTAAAATTTTTAGAAGAACCACAAATGAAAGCGTTGATTGAATTTTTAACTAGCATTCCAATATTTGAACGCAGTGTTAGCGACATGATGATCATAATGGCGTTAAATACTGGCGCAAGATATGAAGAAGTCGCTGCCTTAACTTGGAGCGATTTAACTAGTAATTCTATTTCTATCAACAAAGCATGGGATCAAGTATCACGCAAAATTAAAGAAACAAAAAATAAATCATCTAATCGTGTGGTAAGTGTTCCTAACAATTTAATTATTGATTTAAAAGCATGGTCTCCTGTTCATAACAATAATGACTTCATATTTTGTAATGAAGAAACTGGTTTGCCACAAACAAGTAATGCTGCTAATAAAAAATTGCAGAAAGTGTTAATTGAAATTAAATCACCTAAAAGGATTACCTTTCATGGTCTTAGACATACTCACGCAAGTTGGTTACTTTCAAATAATGTTGATGTTAAATACGTCTCTGAAAGACTAGGTCATTCAACAATTACCATGACATTAGATATATATACTCATCTATTACAAAAGACCAGAACCCATGAAGAGCAAAAATCAATTTCATTGTTATCACAACTATAATTTTAGTGGCAAATCTAGTGGCAAATTTTTTGGAAAACCACGGGAAGCCACGGGAAAATATAGTAATTGAGATATTTATTTATTAACGCAAAACGTTGATATAACAGCATTTTAAGTATACATACAGTATTTATAACTAGCAATCCTAATTCCCCCCAGGTCCATTTTATAGATGCTATAAACGTTGATATAAAGGTATTCACATTGTGCCTAGTGCCGAATTGGTGTCCAATTTATTTGACTGACTAAATCATTAAAGATTTAGTCAGTTTTTTTAATTTTATTTTATTAGCAGCAACCCATTAAATTAAAAACATCACTAAACTACAAAAGAACGATCAACACCACCTTTATATCATACTCTAAATTAGTCAATTATTTTGTATAGCCTAATTATAGGGGATAAATTACCATTTTTAATCCTTTAATTGTTGTATTTAAAAAGCATCGACCTATTAATATCGATGCTTGATAATCGTTTCATAATTTCATGAATTATTTAGTCAACAGCTTATTTAACCAGCGTACTAGCGCCTGTTGCATAATCAATTTTTACACCCTGCTGAACATTTGGCACAAAGACATTAAACTCTAGCTGTCCATCACTTGACTTAGCTTCCATATGATTACCAGACGGTACTAAGTCATTATTATGATAAATTGGTGTTACGCGATAACGAACCCTTTTATTACCATCTAGTGCCCGACGAACCTGCGTTTCATAGTAATTTTGACCAGTATTTTCTGCGTTACCATTCGATGCTTGATTAGCCCAGGCAGTTTGTGTTGCTATATTTTGTGGATTTGCCTCAGATGGATCAAATGATTTAATATTACCGGCCAAAGCATATCCAATTAAATGTCCCCGGTTATACAAAGTATTATATGTCCCTCCGATTGTTGCTTGATGCCAACCAACTGGATTAATCGTTTTTGAATTCCCTGTTTCATCTCGTGAACGATATTGTCGACTACTTTTGTTTAAATAGGCATTAGCTACTCTTGGTCTTCCTAGACCATCTTGGGATGATAATTGCACATATGGTGCTACATTAACGTTTGCATTTAAATCTGTTTTATCATCGTTAACGATATATGAACCGGTATTATTAAAGGTTACTTTATTCGCTTTTAATTGCGCAACAACATCATTTGTTAGAACCGTCTTGCTTAACGATTCACTTGGATATTTATCAAAAACAGTACCATAATTGATGCCATCTTTAAGATTAACTGTTGGTTGACTAATCTTATTACTTGATACACTACTTTTAGTGTCGGCAGGCTGTAGCTTGTTATCAATATCAGAAATAACACCTGTCTGTTGTAAAATAGCGACGCCAATAACTACCACAACAGTGCTAATGGATACTGTCTTTGTCCGTTGTTTTTTCTTGTGAACCAT